TATTCTTTAGTCCAATTCATAATTTCTCTTAAATGACTTTTAGCAACTGTTTCAATATGCCAAATATTGTTTCCTGACTTCCATTCATTAGCTTTTAGTCTACCAGTTGTCATAAATCTTTTTTCTACTTCATCACTTAAATATGCCCAGTTTGTAAAACCTACAACTTCTCCATTAACTTTATGAATTTGATATTGCTCTAAGTTAAAAGATGGCAATATTGCATTTACTAAATCTTGGTATTTCATTTTGTCGTATCTAGGGAATTGCCTATAAAGATGTATAATTTTATATAAATCAGTTATGCCTTGCCCCATTTAATATCCTTTGCAGTTTGTGAAGCATAATCAAATCCTAAATCAGTTGGAAAATGTAATGCTTGAGAGTTAGTATTGGTTTTTCTTCCTTTAATTTTATCAAAGTCTGCCCAGTGTGAAGCAATAGAAATACTTACTACTGAATTTGTTTCATCTTCTTCAATGCTTAGATTTTCTATTCTTCCATCAAATAATAGGAATGGATAATTAATTAATGCTTGGTTCTCATCTATAAATCCTCTGTAAACCCATGCTCTTTTATCCATGTAATCATTGTTAAGAAATAAAGATATTATTGTTTGATCTGCACCACCGAATTTAACTACTAAGTTACTTACAGATACTTCTGATGATTCTGAAGATTCTGAACTACCTAAAAATAATGATGAAGCAGTATAAGTATTTCCATCAAATGTAATGTTCTTATAATGATCTGTGTAATAACTTCCTGTGCTTACTCCTAGATAAACTAGTTCTACTGGATTAAGTTTATTAGTTGCTAGTTCTGATATTAAAGAAGCATTAAGCGATCTAGGCATTACAATACCTCTATAAGATCAACTTCATATTGAAAATAGTTTTCTGTTCCTACTCTAAACTCTTGAACATCATTAGTTAAGCCAACAGTAAAATCTACATTGTTATAAATTATAACTGCATTGTCAGATACGTTTGCTCTTAATGGTGGTTCAAATGTTAATGTTCCTGCACCAGAACCATTTGAATTAACATCTGCAACAATCATGTAAACTTTGTTCTGTCCAGTAAATCTAAAATAATCTCCAGCTTTAAATACACCAGATGTGCTATTTGCCATACCATCTATTGTGCAAGATGTAGCACCAGCACTAATAGCACCTGCAACAGATATAACTCCTGAAGCAACACCATTAGTTGAAGCCATTGTAGCTGGTGTATATTGGAATGATTCTAATTGTGATCTTTGTTTCATTATGAAAGCTAAAATAGGTGCAAATTCAGATCTAGTCATTACAGGAAATATAAGAGTTAATCCAAATCTTTGACCATCTATTTGTCTTGCTTGTCGTCTGCCAGATGCAGTTGTTGAAACAATAGTATTTTGTTGTGATCTTATAGATACTGATTGAGTTGTTGGTGTTGAAGGGAAAGTGCCACTCATTATACTAAACTAGATTTTCCTTTCGCATTTAAAGCTTGGTTCATAATATTTACAATAGTTGATCTATTATTTAATAGCAATTCTTTTACACCTCTTACATCTGTAGCAACAATAGTAAAATTATAATTATTAGCACCTGTTCCTAAGTCTTGATTTGGTACAATAGTTCCATCTGTAGAAGGTATAAATAATTCTCTACCACGTTCTCCAACTGTTATAGGTTGTCCAGCAGATACAGCACCACCTTCAGCAAATCCAAATATGCTAGAACCGATATTAAGTAAATCACCAAAGCCAAAACCACCACCCCCACCACCACTGCCATATTGTGCTTGTGCCGCTCTTGCACCTGCAATACCATTTTCTAATATTAATTGAGATTGTAATAAAGTATTTTGTTTTTGCATTTCTCTAGTTTTATCTTCTTCTAAAGCTTTTCTTAATTTGTCTAATGCAAATAATGATAATCTAATTAATTGTTCTTCAATTAATTTTTCAATTATATTAACTAATACTCTTTGTGCTAGTTCTCTAAATGATTCTGTTAATTTTTTACCAAGAACAATAGATTCAGCGATTGCTCTTGATACATTTTTAATACCACTTACAACTCCTTCTGCTATTATTTTATTTATGCTTTGTAATTGAACAGTAAATGCAGTTAAAGATACTGTTAGTTGGGAAAAAACTTCATCTATTAATGTATTTGGTTTAGGCACTACTGGTGCATTTGGTGCAACAACTGGTTTACCACCTTTTCCTATTGCTTCTTCATAACCTTTTTTTGCTTTTTTATAAGCATCTACACCTTTTCCAATGGCATCTGATACTTTGCCAAGTCCAGTGCCTATAACACCAAGAAATTTAACTAAATCAGAATTTTTTATAAGATCAATTATGTCTTTAAGTATTAAAAATGTTTGTGCTAAAACTTTATTTAAACCAGTATCTCCAAGTGAAGCTAATAATTTTTCTGCGGCATTTTTTACATCATCAAAAGTTGTAGATAAGTTCTTAGCATTTGCGGCTTCAGTTCCACCAAATGCTTTTCCTAAAGATTGTCTTAATAAGTCTAATACTAGTCTTGTGCCATTGATGCTTTTTAAGTATTCTTCTACTTGATCTCTACTTAAACCAAATTGTTCTCTTAATAGTTTAAATACTGGTATTCCTTCGCTTTCCAATCTCTTAAATTGAAGCAATCCCATTCCACCTTCAGTACCTTTAGTAAATAATAAAATTAAAGCATTTAATGTTTCTAATGGTTGTCTTGTAGCTGAAGCTGTATCTGTAAATGTTTTTAATAATTCTTCTGTTGGATTAATGCCTGATCTATAAAGTAAAATAAAAGCATTAGATAAATCTTTAATATTAAACCTAGATGTTTCAGAAAACTTATTTAAAAAATCAAATGCTCTACCACCTTGTTGTGCTGAACCAGTTACCTGATTTAATGCAACCTTTATGTCTTGGAAGGCACTTAAAATATTAAAAGTACCTCTAAGAACTTCTACTGTTATAAATGTTTTTAAAACATTGGAAAATGTAAAGAAACTTTCAGATACTTCTTTAGTTTGTTTGTCTAAACCTTTTAATTGATTTTTAACATCAGCAAGTGCTTTTGTAGCATTATCTATTGCATCAATTCTTATTCTTAACTGCTGATCTGCCATTATAAAGTTTCTCTTTTTCTGCCTTCACTTTAAAGTAAGCTATCCAATAATAAAATTCATCTTGTGTCATAAGACAAATTTCTTCCATACTTTTATTTAATTCCTGACCAAGAGCAAGTATAGAATATAACTCCGTATCAGATCTTACTTTTTTTCAGCTTCCTCGTAAGAAACACCATTCAACATTTCAGTTGCTACTTTAGCTATAACATTTGCATCAGCATTATTCAATAATACTTGTTTGTCATCTAGCTTAAATATTTTATTACCTTCTCCATCTCTAGCTTTTAAAACGATTGCATCTACTAATACACCAATGTCATCATTTTTAGCACCTTTAAATAGGTTTCTTTTTTCAGCTAATGTAAATGGTGAGCAGTATATTGTTAAAGGTTTGCCTTCCTCGCCCCACTCAGCTACCTCAATCTTTTTAATGCCTAAAGATTCAAATTGTGCCTTCACTCTATCTATTACGTTCATATCTTCCTTTTCTAATTAATAATTAATTACGCAGTTCCTTCAGTTAAAGTACCTGTTCCTGTAAATGTAACTTCAGCTTCTACCATTCCGTCAAAAGATGCAGAAATGTTTTTACCAGTGATAATTGCATCACCATAGTAATATGTATCGCCAGAAGAAGCACCTTCAGGGTAAACTTTAATTGCTACAGATGTTCCGATTATTAAAGCATCTTGACCTGTGTCAGTTTCATCAAAAAATAATGATGCTGAACCAGACCATGCTTTTAAACCAGCTTTGTAAGTTCTTGTGCTATCTCCCATTGAAGTATCTTCAATAGTGTCAGCAGATTGATCTAATGTGTAGCTTCTTAATTCGCCTACAGTATTAGCACCAACTTTCATAGTTCCTTCTGAACCAGTATGAGTTGCCATGTTGTTCTCCTTGTTTAGTTAATGTTAAGGTGTGCCAGATGTGTATTGGTACATAACTCGCACCACCATTCTGATACCACCTATTGGAAATAAAACACCTTCATCAGTAGAAACTTCTACTACTTGAGTTTGTTTAGCATATCCACCTCGTGTTCTATCAGAATTTAGTCTAGTTTCAATCGTAGAGATTAACTCATTACGTTTTGTATCAATATTTGATGTTGCTCCTTTTACATATCCAACAATTACAAAGTCAGCAGTTGCTTGTCTTGTTATTGTGCTTGAAGTCATTGTTTCATCTGATCTTATTTCGTTTCCTGATTGTACAAAACAAGCTGGATATTGTTGTTCAGATAATTCATCAACATTAAAAGGTTCTCTTGTAACCTTCTTTAAAGTTATTGGAGATGTGCCAGTTGAAATCGCTGTTACTATATTAGATGCTATATCTTCTCGTTTACTCATATCTTACTAAGTTTATTATATGTTTGCATAAATACATTCATTACTGGTTGTATTTCTTTTGAACCAATAGCAAAGAATTTACGTTTCTTTTGATTACCTAAAGCTTTAACATTTTGAAACTTATTTGCAAAATAAATAACAGCATAATCTGGTTCTGATTTTTGAGTTATGTTTGATAACATTTGACCAGAAAAATTAAGATCAGGGTATTGTGTTTGTCGTCCAGCTTGTTGTCTAAATGTTTTATAAGCTTCTGTGTATGGTGGGAACGAAAAATTATCTGCACTCATTCCTTTTGCTGTTCTTTGTTTAATTAAACCAATTAAAAACTCAGCAGTTCTGCCTAATGCAGTCTTAACTATTTGTGGTTGTTCTCTTACTTGTTTTTCAAAGTTCTTAGCAACTTGTAATGAGTTATCACTAATAGTTATCTTCATCTAATTAGTTTAAGTCTATGATAAGGTGCTTTTTCTGCGTCTTGAATTGTATTAGAATCATCAGCATCATATTCAACACCATCTCTTAAAATAGACTCCATTTCATC